GGCGAGGCGGAAAACAACCGGTTGATGGTGTTTTCATCTCTTTGAAATATAGGGATGGCGATGTCATTGAGATGGTGGAGGTTGATGGCCCAACGCTTCGCTGGGATCATGATGGCATGCTTTATGACGACATCATTGCGTACAAAGTACATCATGACCTTGATGGGAAAAAGTTGGAGAGCCCGCTTTCTCGTCAGGAAGGCGGAGAACATTACAGAAAGCTGAAGATTCAGCCTATTGAATACATCCAGGCAAACGATCTTGGATTCGAAGAAGGCTCAGTGGTGAAGTACATCACTCGGCACAAGGACAAGAATGGAGTTCAGGATCTGCGCAAGGCGATTCACTTCATTGAGCTTTTGATTGCGCATGATTATCCGGAGAAAACAGAATGAGTGAATGGAAAGAACACAACGGCGGCGTTTGTCCTGCAGATGCTTTTGGAAAGATTGTCACGGTGAAGATGCGTGGAGGCCATGAGAATCCGCCTATGCCAGCAAAGCAAATCAGATGGGAACACGTCGGGCTCGATCACGACACGGTCGCGTATCGCCTCGCGCACACGCAGTCGAACTATGACATCCACAAGCCATATGACGCGGATCTTCTGCCGCCTGATAGCAATGTCTAAATCCGAAGTCCTCTCCGCACTGGAAGTCATCGGCCCAATGACTCGGCCTGAGTTGGACAAGTATCTTGGTCTGAAGCGCTCTGCTGTTGGCGCGTCACTTCGATACCTGCGTGAAGACAATCTGGTTTGTATCGTTGACTGGACGCCTCCTGCGTGGGCATGCGCACAAGCGCCAATCTACGGTTTGGGCAAGGAAGACAAGCCGCGCCCACCTGTCCGTACTCGTGCTGAAGTCCAAAGGATCTGGCGTGCTGCGCAGCCTGCGCGCGTCAAGGCTAAGCGTAATCAGCGACCGGCTGGGTTTTGGGATCAGTTGTTGTGAACAGCGATAGTGTTGCTGGTGCGTTTGCTGGCCTGATGATTTGCGCTGCGTGTGCTGTAATCGCCTATGGCTTCTGCTGGCTTCTCGGAAGGCCTCCGTTTTGAGTTCACCAAAAAACGAAATCGACCTAATGCGCCGCCTGCAGGTTCGTGCCTCATCGCAGGGCGCGCGCTTGTGGCGCAATCAGGTCGGATCGGGCCTGATGGTGCGCGGCAAGAACCGAGAGCAGATCATTGCAGCTTGCCAGGCGCTGGCGGAGAAGATGGGTGGTTCAGCGGCTCGCGTGACGTTCGGCCTGCCTACCGGGTCAGGCGACCTTGTGGGGTTCGTGCCGTATCGCGTGCGTGCCGAAGACACAGGCCGTGTGCTGCCGCTGTTCGCCTGCCCAGAAGTTAAGTTCGGTAAAGGTCGGCTCAGTGAAGATCAGAAGGCTTGGGCCGCCTTTGTTCAGCAGAGCGGCGGGGCCTGGGCTGAGCTTCGGGATGAGGCGGGGCTTGATGAGTGGCTTGCGCAGTACCGTTAAATTGAAAACACCCGGCCTCGTGAGAGAACCGGGTGTGTTCGCGTACAGGCAGTCGGAACGCGCTGCAAGAACGAGGGTTTGGTGCGCCGTGCCTGAATCGAACAGGCAACCCGCAGCTTAGAAGTCTGCTGCTCTATCCGTTGAGCTAACGGCGCGTATGTGGAGCGGCCACCCGGTAACGATCCGGGTACTGAAGTTTGGAAGACTACCGTGTATCCATCAACACTTTAGCCGCTTATCTGGTACACCTACAGAGAATTGAACTCTGCTTCTCAGGTTGAAAACCTGATGTCCTGACCACTAGACGATAGGTGCATGACTGGCGCTGAAGGTCAGATTCGAACTGACTGCCTGCGGCTTACAAAACCGATGCTCTTCCTAATGAGCTACTTCAGCTAATTCGTGCCGGTTACGTGTTCGCCGCCCGTTGGGGCTGACTTTCATCCGGCATCAGGGCAAGGACGGCGAACCCTGATCGTCTCCACATCTACGTGCCGTCAAGTTGATGGTGGCCGGTTCTGAACTCCGGCTTGCGGTAGCGATCAAGCCTTACCCCGCGTTTCGTCACTCCTGCGCAGTCAGCACCTGCGCATTCACCATCACGGATGCAAGCAGGTGTGCCGTAAGCCTCGCACCTTAGCCGCTTCTCTACCGGGCGGTCCTACTTACATCCGTGATAGCCCTCGTCTTTCCGAGGCGCCATTCCGACTGTATCTTTCCACCCAACTATCTCGGAAATTCCGGGTGTCTAACCGACTCGTCAGTTAGCGTGGATTTTTGCCAGCACCGCCCGCATAAAGCAGCGTTCCTCAACAGCGGAAGTACAGATCAATCGCAACACCTCGGCGCTAACCCGAAGTTCGGTGCTGGCAGGACAACTGTAATCGTTGAGTGCGTTCAGTGCAAGCGTTATTTTGCGTGTTCAGTGAAAATTCTTTCGTTGCATTCTTTGCGTCCGTGGCGTAGACTGCAATGGCGGTGATTTGCCGCTACATCACACGAAATCATGAAACACATTGGAAATGCCCGCCTGGGCCGAGATGCTGAACTCAAGAAAACCGGCGACGGCACCGCCTACGCCAACCTCTCACTCGCCGTTGACTACCGCGACGGCCAGAACCGAGAAACGCAGTGGATCAGCGCCACGCTGTGGGGGAAGCAAGCTGAATCCCTAGCGCAGTACCTGCTCAAAGGGACCGTGCATTGCTTCTGCCTGTCTGACCTCCATGCCAAGGAAGGCAAGGATGGGAAGACGTACATCAATGCGCGGTGTGATTCGGTGGAACTGGGGCCGAAGGGGCAGGGGGCGGCTGCTGCGCAGAAGCCGTCTGCGCATGGCGGCGTCGATGATGACGGCGACCTCGACACGCCATTTTGAGCAACAAGCGCCGGGCCTAGCTCGGCGTGTTTTGAAAGTGATCTTTCCATGATTTCACCGATGAGCATGTCCGAGATGATCGGCCGCAAAGTTCTCGTCTCGACGGACAACTACTTCATCGCGCCGGATGGTCGTCAATACCGCGCAGTGTTCGGTAAGCTTGCTGGAGTTCAAACCGCAGAAGAGTCGCTTGGCGTGAAGGTCAACGTGCGGTCGCAAGACTGGTATCTGACGGTCGGTAACATGCGGATCGCGGGATGCCAGATTCACTATGCGATTCTTACCGACGAATGTATTGGTGGACGCGCCGTTGACTACACGACAGGGTCTGAAGGATGCAAAGAATTCTTGCGGCCATCGCTGATCTACTTTGCTGATGATGATTCCCAGTCAGGAAGTTAATCATGCTAGCCCTCTTCGGCTTCTGCATGGCCTGGAACTACGACTCGCCGTGGTACGTCTGGCTGATCGGCTTCATTTGCCTTCTGCTGGATAACAGGAAATGAAACACCACCCCAGCTACCTCAACTCAGTGCAGCGCGCCATTGAATCCGCGTCCCGCTTGCCTGAGCGCGACCGCTACGCAATCTGCAAGGTCGTCAACGAATCCGTTGATCGCCTGCGACAAGGCGGCGCACACGGCGATTATGCAAGCCTGGTGTACGCGTTCAACATGGCAGAGGCTCTGTCGGATCTTGGCATCTGCTCCGACAAAAATTCTCGGGCCGTGATCGTCGGCGGGCAGATCGCTTTGTCAATTCTCTCCGACAGGTGCCGCAGGCTGAACAGCTGGACCCTGCGTGCATCTGAACTGACTGCGATCACGGAGGCGGCGTTCTGGCATTGCACTCAGTTAGGGCTCTGCTCGCTTGGGGAATACCTGAAGGCGAAGCGGAGGGTTGATGTGTTTTTGAAAGAGAACGGGATGGGTAAGAAATGAAACTCAAATTCAACAGAGGTAAGCCGCCGCATGTTGGGTGGTGGTGTTCGGGTGAATTTGGAGCAGACGGCGAAAGGTTTTGGCGCTGGTGGGATGGAGAGTCTTGGTCACTTTCTGCTTTCGAAGACATGTATCCAGGCGAGGCCGCCATTGCGGCCAGCATGAAAAACGGTTCTTGGCAGCATATCAAGTGGTCCAACTACTACCCAGAGAATGCCCGTGTGAAGAGAGTCTCGCCATGAAAAACTACCAATTCTTCATGCTGATGTTTGCCATCTATGGGGCGCCGCATTTCTCGCTGCTGCTTGCGAAGACTAGTTGTGGCCTGTTCTTGGTGATGTCTGTTATATGGCTAATCGTGGAGCGGAAGAAATGAAACACAAAGTCAGTGAGTTGGATGGGGCGTTGTTGGATGCGGCTGTGGCGATGGCTGAGGGCTGGACTCAGTGGAAGGAATACGGCTTGTACGCGGGTCTTCCGGTTTGGCAAACAGGAAACAAACGAGCGCCAACGATGGCGATGTTCCGACCGTCAACTGAATGGCAGGACGGCGGCCCGATCATCGAGCGCGAGGCCATCGCCATTTACCGATACAGCAATCCAAAAGAATGGACGGCTGGATTTGATCTTCAGGTTGGCGACGGGCCTGGTGTCTACATGGAATACCAGGAACATGGCCCTACCCCACTCATCGCCGCCATGCGAGCCTTCGTCGCATCTAAGTTCGGCGACACAGTAGACCTCCCGGAGTAGCCCATGAACCTCACAGAACGCCAAGCCGAGGTCCTAACATTGGTATCCACCGGCCACACAGACCCGCAAATCGCAAAGCGCATCGGCATCTCCCGCTATACAGTGAACGAACACATGCGCAACATCTATGCGGCGCTGAACGTGGCTACGCGGGCGCATGCCGTTGCTGTGGCTATTAGGAAAGGGATCATCGTTTGATTAGCAACATGAAGAACATGAAACTCACCCCGTGGTTTGCCGAGAACGTGCCGCCTGTGCGAGTTGGCTGGTATCAACGTGACTACGGAGTTTTCATTGCAGAAGACAAGTGGAGCGGGAAAGAGTGGTTGTATGACCCGGGCTTCGGCGGGCTTCGTTCGTGCTATCACCAGCAAGTTCCGTGGAGAGGTCGGCTTAAATGAACGTCCTCACCTACCTCAACCAACTACGCCCAGCCCTCCCATGCTCAGCCGAAAAACCATTCGACAGCGAAGGCAAGATGCGCCCAATGAGCAATGGTGAACTGCGTAGGCACCTGTCATCTGGTGCGATCATGATTAACGGGGATCGCTACTCGTGGGACGCTGAAGTTCCTGCTGTCGAGTCGCTGGTGTTCTTCCCGAGTTCGGCCAAGCGGCGCACGACGCTCGTCTAAATCCCATAGACACACAAACCCATTCAGGCGTACCCTGTAGGTTCTTTCTTACAACTCTTGCCCTTCGTGAATCCAGGGGCCGTGAAAAATGGAAGTTACCAACTACCAGAACGTTCCGCGTCGAAACGCGCGGATTCACAAGTGCATTCGCATCGCGTCGTTGATTATGGGAATCGGCGATGATCAGATGGAACTTCTCATCCAGTCGGTGCATGACAATCAAGGTGACTTAACCGTTACTTGGCACGCTGAGCCGACAATGCGATTTAAAACCGCATTCCGGGATGCATGGAGAGAGTGTGGCGAGCCACGCGCGAACGTTCTGCATATTCTGCCACACGGGGTATCTGTCTGATGAGCGCCGTCCTCACACCAGCGCCAGCCCCGACCCCGGCCGACTTCGCCCGCGCCTACGCTCATCGCTACGGCTTCCACATCGTACCCATCCCACCGCGCAAAAAGCGACCTCTTAAAGCGAAGTGGGGCCTGGACGTTCTGAGCGATCCTGACGCACTGGCCGCATACTTCACAGAGCACCCCGACTGGAACATGGGCGTCGTTCTCGGCCCGTCTCGCATCTGTTCTTTCGACGTTGACGACTTCGATGCAACGCGGATGATCTTCGCCGAGTTCGGTTGGGACTTCGATGCTCTGTTCAGTAATCCGACAATCCAAGGTTCTCCCACTGGTTGCCGATTCATGTTCAGCATCCCTGATGGGATTGAACTCGGTTATCAGAAACTCCAATGGCCTCGCAAGGATGACCCGTCGAAGAAGTACACCATCTGGGAGCTTCGCGGCC